CGAAAATTTTCTCACTGGTTATTAACCCAGTGTGAAGTGATTGGTGCCATTAATCTATCAAGGAGATATTCATAAATCTCCAATAGGTGAGATAGCTAAGTTATCCAATAATGCCTGGTTTTCCAGACGGATTTGGACCAAGCTCAAAGAGCTCGCACTTAACGGACCTGAGATCATAACATTACCCGCCATTACAGTATCTCCAATTTCTTGAAGACCTGTAGTTTGCAGAGTTATATTAGGAACTGAGGTTACCTCAGTTTCATAAATCCCTAACCATGCTCACGGATGACCATGGTAGTAACTTATGAAAATTGATCCTAGGAGCAATAAAGCTCCAGTGCTCATTAAACTTATAGCCACTCAAGGAGTGGGATAAGATTTAATATTTGCACATAATTCGATAGGCAACTCTGTTTCTGATGATACTATATCATAGAAAAAGGGTGCCTGCGAACCAGTACCTGCACCGTATATATATTCTAATATTAAAAATGTTAGAATAGATATCACCAGGAAATCAACCCAAGGAAAGTTAATCATACTTCCTGAGGAAGAGGAATGGTGAACCAACCCTTCTAAATCACCTCGTTCACTCATTGTCTCAGATTTCTTAAAGATTGGTTTATCTTTTAAAGATAAATCCTTTCCATAGGATTCTGATCATAGTGGCTTAGAGACTTCTTGTCAAAATTTATAGATTGACAGAAAATCCTTAAAAGGCTTATCTTCTGCACGTTCTTCTGCCCAAAATTCTTCAGGTATCTTCGCCTTTAAATTATCTAAAGCAAAGTAATACTTCATATTAGATTCAAGCATATGAGTTAATGAACCGGAGAACATGTTATTAACATCTCCTCCGATTTCATCAACCTCGTTCTGGAATTCATCCATTATCTCATCCAAGTCGAGTCCTATAGAAAGAGATTTTAACTCTTCTAAACGGAAGCTTTGACTTCGATTACCTAGATCGTTAGCATTCATAAGAATATCAAGATCGATATCTTCTGAAGTAACCTCAGGTGAAAGGACCGCACGTCAGGGTAAATTAGCCCTGTAAGTTCGTTCCATTCTCGATTGCAAAGCAACGACAGGGATAGGATATGCTTTATCTAATTGCTTATCAACATTAACTAAAGACTCGGCATAAGATCTAAAAGCCTTGAAAATGCCAATATTCTTGGCAACAATCAAAGACTTTAGAATCTTAATAGATTCTCGAACAGCAGTAGTAGAGGGTGAAAACTCTGTACTTCAACTGTTTGATTTAATCCACTTTGCATAAGAGTCTTTACCCAAGGGACTATTAGGATGTGATAATCACACCAATAGAACCCGAAGGCGGGTAGGGAGTTTAAAGTAAATTGTAGATATTACTCTACTTTTAACCTTATATCCGTAACCGAGAAATGATAAAATAGCATTAAGAGATAAATCATATTTACGGACAAATTCAACGACTAAAGAAGTAGAAGATAGAGTGGCTAGGCATTCCTTGATAGGAAGCATATTAGCTGTTGTTGAGTCAACGAAAAACTTTTTCGCGAACTCTATAACAAATTTATTTTTTGATAAAATAGATTTTGCTAATCCAGCCTTTACTCCAATTCTCTTCAATAGCGCTTGATATCTAGATGTTGGGTTACCTCCTTTAATAACCCCGTCATCCCCTAGTACTGCATAAGAGTCATATCAACCCTTAGAACCACACTCCCAAGATGCAAATTGCATCATGGCGTGATGAGTCAAGGCTAACATGGCCCATGAAGACAAAGCCCCCATAGGTTGCCCAACAGTATAACGGACTTTACTCGGAGTATTCCGAGGTACCTTATAAGGGTACAAAGCCATTAACTTATTAGGTAACTCTAAATTAATAGGAATCTCATATGATCGCTTAATTAATATGTCCGCCCAGGCTTGAGCAAATTGCTCAGAATCTGGAACAAGATCTTTTAATAAGACTTTCAATAAAGAAACCTGTAATTGAATGGGGAGTCTGTCAGTAGCAGCACTCAGATCGATGGATGCAAATAAACCTTTAGGCTTAGATGCATAAAAGGACTGTAACCGAAGAATAGGAGCCATCTGATCAAATGTACCATCCTGAGGGATTGATCTCAAGATTGAGAACAACCACTTATGGAGAGGGTTCATTAATCACTGGGTTCAAGCATCGACCATTGCAAATACTCTAACTTTACCGGCAGCTTCGGGTTTAAAGCCGAGGCGCCCGAGTGATATCTTATTTATTTGATTAAAATAAGCATCATCGAAAGCTTTAGAAGGATTTGCCATAGCGATAGCTTTTAACCGAGCGATGAAAGTAGATGACTCCTTTATATGAGGAAGAAATCTGGTAAGTGCATCTAACAACTCGTTACCCGGGTACTTACGTACTCAGGTTCGAGCTGCTATAATTAATGCACTACCGGAGCTATTTGTATAGCGAGCGTCAGGATCCGACTTAAGTTTAAGGCCAATAGGCCCAGATTTAAGTATAGGATAAACTGATGGAGCAGATAACTCTTTAAAGGCCCCAAATTTTAATAGATTAGGTTTGAAATGTTCTATTAAGAACCTTTCTCATCTAGGTAAAAAGGTTGACAGATCAGGACCACTATCAGTTATAGTATTTAAAGATAAAGTACCTTTAAAATCTAATATCCGATATAATCCTAATAATGTCATCCAGAGTTTAATACTCTTGATATCTCTATCACGAGAAATTAAAACTCTTACCCCTGCTGGAATAATTAAAGGAACCCCTGCCCGATTACGGGAAGGGCGTACTTTTAATTCAGCAAGATCTATTACCTTGTAGCCTGCAACACATTGTTGCAAGATTACCTGGCAAGCTTTTAAATATAAAACAAGACCTTTTAAACCACTATGTTTAGCTATCCGGTAACACCGGAAACTGAACGATGAGACCTGTTTCACAACAGATTTGGATGAACGAGGGCGAACTCCTCTAACTATACATAAAAGTGTAGTTATGAGTCCGCGACCTTTATTTCTAAAGATCAGACCATTAATAGTTTTCAATTTCTTATTGATAACAGATTGGAGCGTATCCATACGCTTCTTCATATTATCACTAAAAACATCTTTTGTACGAGACGCCAAGTTAATATTATTTATTGATTTATTTTTCATAGATTAATAATAAGTTTCACTTGGTATTACGTAACTCGATTGTGAATCGAGAACAGAAGATAAATCAGGAAAGTAAATTTCCTGATGCTTTAGTTAAGCTAATTGATAACCACTAAACCCTCTTTCCCTACCTAGATAAATCCAGATAGGGGGAGTAGGTCCTCGATAAGAGTGTGGTCAAGGTCTATACAGATTGTGAGAAGATTTAAACCCTCTTCTCCCTCTATACTACCTCGTTACTTACGTGTTACTTACTTGAAATAAGTAAATAACCATATAGTAAATAATATCTTGGCGCGGGGGTCTTAATGACTCACGACTCAGATGCACTAGGCAAATGAGCCGAAAGACACTAAGCAAACGCTTTGTGTGGACCTCCTTTTTAAGGGAG